GACCCTATCACCTACATAGGTCCTGTCAGCATCTCCACCTATTTTTATTATTTTAACTAAATCAGTGTATAGTTTTTGAAGTTCAGACGCTTCGTTAAGAGCAGCTTGCTGTAATTCTTGTGTTTTTGCAGTTTTAATCTTACTAGTAGCTTTAGCCATGTCGTTTATCAAATCTTTTCCAGCCTTAAAAAGACTTGGATTGTTCATTCCATTTGAATTAGCGGCTTTAGCAAACTCTTCTTGATTGTTTAAAATGTAATCAGCTTCTTGAGCAAATAGCTGTTGCATTCTTTTTTGCTCTGTATTTTTTTCTGCTTCTTTTTTTTCTTGCTTTTTTAGGTATTGATTGCTCAATGTGTTTATAGCATTAGTCCATATTTTACCGGACTCTCTATCTATTACCGCTAATGGATTTTCGTATGTGCTCATTTATTTTTATTTTTAATTTCCTCCTTCGTCAGAAAATCTACTATAGTAATTTGTTGAATTTGTTGCATCAGTTGAAGTATTTTTAGGTTGAGGAACAGGAGTAGATTTGGTTTTATTATTCGATCCAAAGTCAATATTACCAAAGGCAGTTAAACCAGCAGCTACAGCAGAAGATTGTCTCTGTCTAGCAACCATTTGAGATTGCTGTTGCCCTGTTATCTGTGCTTGAAGTCTGTTTAATTCCTGCATATCTCTAGTTTCTTGTTCTCCATAAACAAACTCTTTACCTGAAACATCAGCTTGTTGAAGTCTTTGTGCTTCACCAAACGCAACACCTTGCTGTCTTTTAGCTTCATTCATTTTGTTGTTTATTAGATTTTCTTGGCCTTGAGCGCGTAATTGATTATTATTAACTTCTTGTCTCTGTATGTCATTTGCAATACCTTTTTTACTCTCTAAAGCCATTCTAGCTAAAGCAGTTGCGCCCCCAGCGCTAGCCCCACTTGCTCTTAAAGTGTCTAATGTATTAGCTAATGCTATATCTGTTTCTTCTGCTTGCATTTCCGCTGCTCCAGTGGCAACGCCTAAAGAATCAAATGGGTTGCTAAGCATAGAACTTAAATCAGAAACCATGTCAGATAAATTAGTAACATCCGCGTAAGGATTTATTATTGGTTGTCTTTTTAAGTCTTTCATTTCTTTTTTCAAATCAGCTTCTCTAGCTGCCGCTTTGTTAGCTTGGCGCTCTGCGAATGCTAATTCTAGCCCTGTAACCGCAACCATTGCTCCGGCCTGTGCGTATCCACTTCCGTCTCCCATAATTCTTTATTTTAATATTTTTATATAATAATCTTCATCATATTGTTTAATGTCTACCCAGTTGTTTGATTTCAAAAAACTTTTATAATCTTCAGGATTAGCTGTAGTTATCAAAACCCCTATTTTTAATTTTTTACAATAAAAATCTACAGCCTCGTATAGAAAACTTAAACCACCTTTAGCATGAGTTTTATCTTTATTAGCTAAAGGAAAAAGTGTAAATCCAATATGATCCGCTACAAATAAAGAAACACAAAAAACATCTACTCCATTCTCTTTTAGCACAAAAATATCATATGGCATGACCACCCTTGGCCACGTTCCAAACTCTTGAGCTTTAGCCCATTTTTGCATTGTTTCAAAAAAATCAGTAGCATTGTCTAATCTTGCTTCCCATTTTTTTTCTTTATTTGTTTTTAATATCATTTAATTTAATTTAATTTAATATGACGACTCTACGTATTCAGATGATGCAGCGAATAATTCTTTCATGCCACCTACATCTGTAACAGAATCGGTTGACATTGTAACTGTTGCAAAATAACCTTTTATACCGGTCATATTTGCTCCAAATAATACTTCTCCAGCAGCTGCAATACTATTATTTGTTAAATTAGTCATATATTTATTCTCTTTTCGGTTAAATCCAGCATGATTTATTGGAGGAATTAATATTACTCCAGGACCAGATTCATTGCCATAATCATCATAAGAACCTTGATTATAACTATATACAACAGGTGCTAAAGTGTTTCCGCTAGAATCAATAGATCCAACTATATCTTGATTACCTTCTGTATAAGCTAAGACATCTATAGGAGTTCCTTGACTAGCTACTCCTGTTGTATCAGAAACAAAATTATCAACTTGCCAACCATTTCCACCTTCGTAATTTAAAGTTTTAAAAACCTTAGACATACTTACCTTAGGATTAAATATAAATTTTATTTTAGAAGGACTAGAAACTCCATAAAAAACACCTCTAGTATTAGGAGCGGTACTGTATTGTTTATATAATATACCGTTATTCATAGTGTAAAATGAATTTCTAACGCTAACTCCACCAGAAGGTTTATATGTAAAAAAGCTAGGAAAACCGTTTACACTATCATCGAAAGCAACTGTAGAGTACAAACCGCTACTAGGCTGTAATGATAACACGTATTGTTTATTGTGAATATCCCACATACCTAAAGCTTTACCTGTAGAACTAACGGTTGTATCTAAAGCGCTTAGTTGATCTCTAAAGAAATCACTCATACCGTAATTAGAAATTTCAGTTATACCATCATTAGAAAGCCTTAAAACAACATTTCTATCTTTGTCTGTAAAGTATTTTCTAGTACCGTATATAGCAAAACTTTCTGGATTTCTACTTATACCGTAATTACCACTATAAGGAGTTATAGCTCCTATGACTAAACTAGAAGAAGTGATAGAACCTCCACCTTCAGCTGAATATATAGCGTCTTTATCTATTAAAGCTCTACTTACTTTGGATTCTTGAAATATAGTTAAATTAGTATTTTCAGCATGTAATTTCTGTATAGAACCTTTTGCTGGATTTAAGCTTTTAGTAATATCATCTCCAATAGAAAAAACATTAGTATTATTTACGCCTGTCCGCGAATTAAAAATACCAGAATATATAAGTGAACTTGTTCTGCTAATTGCATTAGGTTCGTCTTCTACTAAATAAGCTTTAGCGCCTAAACTTACAGATGTATTATTATAACCACCTCTAATTCTAGATTCTTCTACAGCCCAATTTAAAGGATTAACTTCGTTTTCTGCTTGAGGGTGAGTATTATCACCTCTAGAGCCGTTCCAGTAAGGTTCGCCATTGGCGCCTGTTGTGCTTGTCTTTCTTAGTATGAAGCTGTTAAAGTATTTTACTTCTATTACACCCATAGTATATTATTACTTGTTAATTTATTTAATTCCACTACCTTACTCTTTGCGTCACTATTGGTGTAGCTGTTTTAGGTACTTTTTTCATTAATACATCAAATTGAGCTATCCATTTTCTAGATTCATTTGATCCCGGTGTGTTTAAATCAACAATAGTATTGTCAAAAGACACTGAAGAGTTACCAGAACCCCAAATAGAGTTAATTCCCTCGCCTTGACTAGAATAAATATAAGAACCAGCTCCCTCTCCTACGTAAAGAGTCTCTAACGAAGCTTCATTGTAAAATTGAGTGACATATTTAAACGACCATTCTCTAGCATAAACAGGTTTGTTAGGTTCAGGTTCAGGATTTGTAACGCTAACCTTAGCACTAACTCTATATGCAAAACTACCTTTTCCATTTGCTTGTGGGAAAGGAGGATAATAAAAATCACCGAAAGACAACCTAACACTCATTGCTTGAGCTCCAGATGTCCCATTAGGGGGATTACGAAAAGCCCAAACGTCTGTATTTGGATTTTCGTAAGGTTTTTTTATGCTTGACAGCCAAGGACCTTGTGTCCTTGTATTTTGAGCGTAAGATCCTCTAGGATATCCAACTACTAGCCTGTAGTCTCCAAAACTAGATGAGTTACCATAAGATTGATCTTCACCAAATACAAATGTTGTAGTGTTTATTGCAGAATTAATTCCACCACTTACTATTGGGTGATCAGGGTTTTGGCTATTAGTTCTTTGATTAAGTACAGGGGTTTTACATTCAACAATATCTTCATTAGATAAAACTCCATAACGATCAAAATCATCAGCCGTTACAGCTCCATCTCTAATACCATTACTAGGAAACTTTTCATTCCAAGCCACAGATCCACCAAATTTTATTTCAGCATTTTCTACATCTAAAGCAGTTTTCCAATCGTCAACGCTCGCTCCTTCTTCTCTATACTGAAGATAACAAGGCCATCCTAAACTTATTAATCCTATTGCTCTTTGCTGATTTGGATTAGTTCGAGTTGTCATACTACCTATGTATTCTGCTCTAGTGTCTACTGCGGTATTTCTTCTGCTTTCGCTTAACTCACCAAACACGCCACTAGAAAATCTAGCAGGATGCAGACAAGATAACTGAATAAAAGCAGTTCCAGCTGTTAAGCCAGTTGAAGCAGGATTACTAGGAAGATTAAATACTGAAGATGATGAATTTAAGTTAGCTGCAGTCCAAGAATAAAAATTACCTGATACCTCACTCGATGGATCCGTTTGTGTTCTTGATATTTGGTTAAAATAATCATTACTTATAGATTCAGGTTGCAAGGCTGAATTAGGATATCTATTAATGCTATTTTCAGATCCTCCATTGTTTTGTACAGCTTGTGGTAATAAGTTTGCACCTGAATTTATAGCATTACTACTATTAGACCAGTACATACCAACACTTCCCATGCCTGTTAAAATCAATTTATCTGACGCTTTACCAAACCCTACGTTTATTGGTATTTCTCCAAAAATAGCGTTGTACACTACCGTATCAAAAAGTGATGTATTTCCTCCTGAAGCGTCTTTTACAGTTACAGTTGCAGTTATTCTTCCAATAGCTGATCCGGAGTTTTGCGTTATCACTCCTCCTTGACTTATTTGAAGTACATCACTAGGGTTTATAGAATAAACTAAATTACTAGTATCTTGCGATGCATCAACACATCCATTTACAGCTGTTATAGTATCAACAGCGGTATCTCCAATAGTCACTACTTTAGTAATAACTCCGTCTGGGTCTTGCGCATTTTGGATTACTGGAGATTCATTTATTAGTAATTGGTTTCTCACTACAACTTGATTTATTAAACCAGTGTCTTGATTCTTAACTTGAAACGTAAAAATATATTCATTTTCTGATTGAGTACTGCTAAATAATTGAATTTTTTTAACTATCAAATTAAATGATTTAGGCTGTATTTGACCAGATGGAATGCACTCCCATTCTGGAGTCGATCCTTCAACTAAATTTACTGTTGAAGAACCTCTAGTAACGCTAACTAACGTTACTTCTGAATTAGGAATAGCTACGCCTCCAACGATACCTTCAACTGACGGAGAAAATGGTAGTTTAGTGCATAAGCCGTTAATAGTAGTTCCTTCGCTTTGAATGAAATCAAAATCAACTAATCCGCTTACTTGAGCGGCGCCTTCAATGGTTTTATTTAAATCTGATATAAGTCCAGTTGTAGAAGTTTCCCAAAATATATCTAATAAAGAGGTTACTGGTGCGGTTTCATAAACACCTAAAATTATATTTTGAACTGTTTCTTCGCCTGCCGGAACTAAAGAACCTATTGCAGTTCCAGAGACGCTTAGCCTAGCCAATGATGGGTTTGTTATGGTTTGATAAATAGTTCCATAACTTTTAGCTCCTTGACCGTTAAGAGTGTTATTAAATAAGTCGTTTTGTAAAGAAATAGTAGATACAACACTATCGTAAGGTATATCATCTATAGTAGGATAATAAGGTTTATTGAAAACAGGATTTATATTTGCTTCAGGAGTTACTCTACCGTATAGAACAGTACTACTTCTGTATTGCGTTTGATCAGGTCCAACTTCAGTTAAATCTCTAGGTATTTTATTTATATTATCAGACAATAACGTTATAAAAGAAGTATTAGCGCCACCAGTTGCTGGTATTAATGTGTCTGGATAACCTCCAATTATTCCAGGTAAATAAACATTGTAATACTCTTGTTCTGTTTGCTTGACAACTATTTTGTAAGAATACCATCCTAAAGGATTATATTTATCGCTTGAAACGTCTCCATTGTAAAGCCCAGGCCATCCAAAAACAGCAAGTTCAGGTGGTATTTCTTTGTTTAATTTTACTTTTAAAGAGTCACCAGGCCAAGAGTTTATATCGTTAACTCCAACAGGAATTAAAGTAGCTGGATCAGGAGAGTAGTTGTGGTAGTAGGTTGATCCGCCAAATTCAATTTGTTCGTTGTTTATAACAGCTGTACTAACTTTATTAGTAACCTCAGAAAGTATAGTGGTAGATTGCCTTCCGAATCTATCTGATAAAACAAAACCAACTTGATATGTTCTGTTTTGTTTTAACGTATGATTTGGATACTCCGTAATGCTAGTACTCCATGTAGACGGATTTACAGTAGATCCAGTTTCAGGTCCATTAAAATTACTTTTATTTGAAACAGCTACATCGTAATCCATTGTGGATGGAGGGGTGTGTTTATCTTGAAAATTACTATAAACAACTCTATTACTTATTATTTCTTGACCTAAAGCTTTGACTGGAACCTTGTCGTAAACTCTTATTATTTCAGATTCAGGCAAAGTCTTGTACGGTTTTCTAGATTGATAATCGTATTTAACAGTAGTAGCTTGACTAGCTAAACCGTCTATTGGGGCAAATCCATTTACTCCATTAAAAGGTATAGATTCTAAAACTTTAACAGCCAAAGCATCAGATTCTTTAAATAAAATATCTATTTCTTGCACGTGAAACAAAGTATTTAATTCTTTTGCTGTACAGATAGTGCCATTTTCTTTAAAGGGTAAAGGTATATTTATTCCTACATTATTCACTTTATTTTCCATAAACTGAACAATAGTACTTTGATATGCATTATTCTCGTCTATAGAATTTGCAGACAATCCAGTACCTGGATCAGACTGAATAAAATAACCATCTTGTTTTGGTATAAAAGCTTCTTGAGTAAAAGGCGCTAATATAGAATATTCACCATCTATAAATTTAAATCTATAACTAAAAGACACAAATTTATCTTCTAAGTAATCAGGATCTCCAGGCCAACTAGGGTCGTAGTACATGTTTCTAGTTGTTGTGTTTGGAAGAAATTTAGAAGTAACATCTTGAGAACTACTTACGAATTTGTTTACATTAGGATTAACTACTGGAACAGCGGGTGTTGAGTATGGAGTTTCCGCTGCTATGTCTTGATAATATAATTCTATTGTTCTAAATGGATTTATTTTAGCAATAGATATTTGATCTTCATTACTGTAAAAAGCACCCCCTATACCTAATTTTATATTTATCTTTCTAGGTTGATTTCTGTTGTCTGTAAAAAAGAGTAAATTCTCTAAAAGATTTATACCGTATATTCTGTTTCTTGTAGAAAAATTTAAAAAAGCTCCTTGCGCTAATAAATTAACATCTTCAGATAATGTATTATACTCAAATATAAAGTTTTTAGAATCTTTAGAGTATTCAACTTCTTTGTTACTTGTTAAAAAAACAAATATACTACTATTGTTTTGGTCAGCTAGCATGCCTACGGTGTTTAGCGTTCCAGTTGAAAGTCCAGCCAAAACACTAAAATCAACAGGGACTCCTTGACTACCTCCACCTTGATTTCTAGTTAGAGCAATCTCGTTGCCTAGTACATTTTCTAAAGCACCAACATCTGATCCTTCTGATTTACTAACTTGTATATTAATTCCTTCACGATATTCACCTGGAGGGATAAGTCTATCGTCCAGATCTTGATTCATTTTAGATTTAATAAAAGCATTTTTAACTTCAGCCATTTAATTTAGTATTTAATCCATTTAGATTTACCTCTAGCAATTTGAACAAATTCGTTTAATTTAATATTAGATAATCTAATTTTTGCATTTCTTAATTTAGCGCTTTTTTCTCTTCTAAGTCTTTGAACTATATACTCAGGTTGATTTATTTTGCTAGCTATAATAGCATGACTAATGTATGCATACATGGCTTCTTCTGCCATCTTAGGGACCTTCATGTCTTGATCGTAACCTAGTCCATCTGAAATATATTCTAACACTATTAATTTGCCAGCTAAGTCACTTGAAAAAGATATTTTACCTTCTCTTTCATTTATAGTAAACCATCCGTTTATTTGTGCTGTTTCAGGTTGAAGACCATATCTTTGTCCAAAGTAATTATCTCCATACATGCCTGTAAATCCTAATCCTTCAGATAAAAGCAAACCTGTTAAGTTATCTCTAGCATTGTCTACAAGAGTTGAATTGTCTTTAGCCCATCTTTCTTCAGTTAAAGAAGTTCCAGTTGCATTATCTCCTTCATTGTCTTGAATCGGCACACCATCATTATCTTGAATTGGTATCTCGTAGGGATTAGTAGTCAATGAAGTTGGATATATAATATGTTTAACGCCTTGTTCGTCTATTCTAGACATTTGAACATAATTTACATAGTCTTGAGGAATAGGCACGCTTAAATTTAAAGGTATGTTTAATTCTTGTGAATGAACACTTTTTAAAGTGTCGTAACTAAATTCCTGCAAAGAGCGCTTAGCGTGGAATATAACATCAGTTCTACTTACACTTGATATCAGTTTACCAGCACCAACGTAAGCAACTAAAAAATTATTTATTACATCTTTTATTTTTATATAAGAATATTCTCCGTAATTTTCTTGCACAACTTGTCCAAAAGCGTTTCTTGCACCAAACTCTCCACCTGTTTCTGTTTTTAATTGTAACGCAACGAAAGTACCAACAGCTAATGCAACAGGAAGAGTTATAACGTTACCAATAACAGTGTAAGATGTTACGTATTCTGAGAACGTGCTTGGACCGCCTGTGGTGCTAGTGTATAATTTAAAATTATTTGAATTATATAAAGGCGCAGTTGGATCAAAACTTCCAAAAGTTAAATTTGTATCAAAAGTAGAAGCGTATGTAGTTCCACCGTCAGCAATGAACATTTGAGCTCCAGAGTAATACTGAGCATTAGTTTCGGTTATTAAACCGTTATTAGGTGTTGCCATATTATATTAGCTTTTTTTATTTGTTTCTTCTGCTTGAACTAAAGCAGCAGCAGTTTGCACTATTTGAGGGTCTCTTATTATGATACCAGAATATAATAATATTTTTAAAATAATTTCTGTTTGCTCTGATTCATGTAATTCAAATTGAACAGATCCAGTTTGTTGATTAATAGGATCATAAGGTAAAGAATTATATAGATATTGACCTAAAGTACCTACACCAAAACCCCATATAACATTGCTAGGCTTTCTTACATAATCTACTTCTATATCAGATTGTATACTGATTGGTTTTAAGAAAAGTTTTTCATTTTCATAAAGATAAACCGGAAAAGTTGTTGTTGGTTTTGTTATATTAGAATAATCTGCTTGATAAAAAGATCTTCTATCTAATCTTTCTACCGTTTGTTCGTTTTTGTATATTACAGATCCAAGTCTATAGAAACTAACTGCAGAACCATAACCATCGTTAGTTGGCAGAACAAAATAAGATAATGTATTTGTTATTTGAGTAAAAATAGCACTTCCAAAGGTTTTAAATATAGCTATTTTTTCGTCTATATTTTTTTGTCTATCTGCGTAGTCTGTATCTGTTTGTGGGACACGTAATTGCTGATTTAGATCATCAAAATATTTTTCAAATATTTCCAACTGTACTTGTGTTGCTACTTTATTAAATTCAGTAGGAGTCATATAACCCCGCTGTTCTTTATTAAGTATCATTAATACAGTTTGATATACTGTGTTTACGTTTATAGCCATTGTTTATTTTTATTATAATAAAGGAGGCATTACACCTCCCTTATTAATATTACATGTTATGCGAATTTTTTCTCTATAGATTTAAAGATTTCTACTCCTTCATCTGTTTTGAAAAATGATGCCATAGCTGAATATGGGTTTTCATCAAAAGGCACTGTCATTAACTTTCTACCATTAGATGCCCATTTAAATGTTCTTTGATCGTCAGCTAAACTCAATATACCAGCTTCAGTAGCTTTTATAGCAAAGTTTCTTAATTGAACATTATCATCATTAGCAAGTTCTATGAACATAGATGGAGTTCTTTGAGCAAATAGTAAGATGTCTCTTTTGATCTCCTTAGAGCTCATGCTAGACACTTTAGATCCCATTTCAACTCTTAATATAGCTTCAGCTTGATCAATATCCATGTTTCTAGCGGCATTTAAAGCATCTATAGATAATTCTAAATCACCTAATTCGTCTTCAGCAACTTCTACCGGATCATGTTCTTTATATTTCACGTTAACCAAAGGATGATACAGAGATAAAATCTTCTGTAATGCTTGATTTTCTTTTTTAACCTCCATGCTTCCATCTCTAAAAATAATATGACCTAACGTAGCTTCGCCAGCTTGTTCGTCTTTAAATGGAGAGTTTTGGTTTGTTGCGTAACGCAGTTCTCTTTGTTCGTTTTTTTCCTTATCAAACCACAGCAGAGCATGTCTTGAAGTGTGTCTTGAAGGTATTTTGTAAGTTAAAGGACTATCGTTGTGTCCTGTTAAATAATAATTTCTGTCTTTTATCTCCCATGAGGAAGATTGTGTAGCTTTTTTAGCCATGATATAATATAATTAAAAATTAAAGAATAAGAGTAGAAGTTACCCCCGTTGATTGAACGAGGGTAAATCTACAATAGTTATTAAATTCCTTGGAATAAAACAAAGTTATTAGCAGCTTGCACTACTAAACATCTTTCAGACAAGAAGTTAACTTGCATTGCATCTAGTTGAGATGTGAATGCGCCTCCAGCTGAACCAGTTAACCAAGACTTCATACGTCTGTCTTCAGTTTCTGAAGCTCTGTATCGTACGTGTAAAAATGGTCTACGGATATTTGTTCCTAAAATTTGATCGTAAACTGTTGAAGTTCCAGCAGGAACAAGAACACCTTCGATTGAATTGATACCTACTTGAGCACCACGAGTTGAAGCGTCATTTAAGTATTTCCAGTCAGTTTTATAGAAGTCATAAGATCCTCTGCGGAAACCACTAAATCCAAGATTTAATGCCATTTCTTCAGAGTTTTCAAATAATCCATAAGCTGTACCACCTTGGAATCCAGAAGAAATAGCTCCTAACATGTTATCAAAGTCTAAAGACGTTTGACGCTGTAAGAACAACATGTTTTCTTCAATAGCTCCTTGAGTGTCTAAGTTTTTAAGGATTTCATCGAAATCATCTAAACCACCAGCCCCTGAAAAAGCAACCTCAACATTACCTCTAGCTTGAATAGCAGCAAATAAACCTTGAGTTCCTTGGAAACCAGCAGTAGCTGCAGCTGCACCCGCGGTAGCAAGTTCACCTTCAATAACACTCATTTCTAAGTAATCTTCAAAACGCAAGCGAGTTTCAGATTCAGCTTTTAAATACCATAAGTATCCAGACGTTCCGTCTTCAGCAGCAACTTCCACCCATCCAATCTGCGCCATGTCCGATCCGTTTACAACGTATTCGTTTCTGATGATAATTGGGTTATTAGAAAATTGAGTGAATGAAGGAGTAATGCTAATTTGTGGTTGAGCTGCATTTGCTAAAGCATTTGCACCTGCGTTGTTCGCTCCTACGGTATTAGAACCTTTTACAAATTCAGAACCATATACAAACATTTTAACCGTCGAAACAGCTGCAAAACCTAAAGGAGCAATAGTTAAATTGTTCGCTAAATAAGGAGCTAACTGTACTACTCCTGTAGCTGTATTACTTGAAGTAACAACACATTTTGCTTCGTTACCTACTTGATCCGTAACAACTACAGTTTGACCTGGAGAAACAACATTCTGAATAGCTGTAGCACCGGCTCCACCGATAGGAATTACAACTTGACTAACGGCACCAACCAAAGCATGCGCTAATCCGCTATATGCTATGTGTAGTCTATTTTGTTCTGACCAAATTACTTGATCTGAAGTCATTGGAAGCTCTGCTCCAACCATACGTAGAAATCCTGAAAGAGTTCTGTTACCGTAACGCTCTACCTCTTGCTCGTAAACTTCAGGTAGGTACTGTTGAGCAAAACTAGAAAAGTTTGCACCAGCAGCATTGTTAAATTGTAAATAATTAGTTTGTAGCAATTGTTGTGATTGCGACGGCACTAATGAGCCAAATTGTGGCTGTAATTGTCCCATAATTTTTTTTAGTTAAATTTTCGTTTTTTTATTTTTAATCTTGAAGAGTCAACGCCTGAAATAGCTTTTATTTTAAATCCTTCAACAAATACATTACCATCTTGCGTGGCACGAGGTTCTGTAATTATGTTTTTAGATTTAGCAATCTGACCTTTAATAGCATCGGTTTTACCTTGCTCATAAAAATGTTGTGCTAAAGTATCTGCATTTCGTGCAGCGTATAAAGCTTTGTGATAACCTTTTGCATCTGATACTTCTCCTTTGTCGTTTAAGAACGTCTTAATGAAATTAGAAATATCCTTTTGTTTTTCACCTACTTTCACAGGGTCCTTTATGCCATATCTAAACTTTTGTTCACCAACTTTAAAATCAAAACCTTTGAAATTTTCATTGAGTAGACTGTCTGTTTGGCTAGAGAAATCTGCTTGGCTTACTTTATTGAGCTCTTGCTCTTCGTTGTATCGGTTGAAAAAATCAACGGCTTTTTGTTGCTCTTGACTAACTCCAGGTCTCAACTTGATATCTGCATAGTATTTGTCTTTAAGCGTGGTCAAATAGTCTTTGGCTTTTGCAACTTCTTCTTTATATGCGAGTTTCTTTTTACGGATATCTCGCGCTTCGTCTAAATCCTCATCAAAATCAAAAGAGTCTTCAATTACAAATGAAATCTCTTCGTCGTCTAAATGTGGTTTAGCTTTTTTATAATATTCTCTTAACAATGCAGTTCCATCTACATTGCTGTAATCAGCGTTTAATCTAGCATAGTCATCTATAGTTCCGCCTGTTTCTTTCATAAAAGAAACTAACTTTTCTAGATTTTCTGGAACTTCTTGTGCTTGTGTTTGCGGTAATACTTCTTTTTGTTCCTGTGTGGTAACGGTATTTTCAGTGCCTCCAACCATTCTTGGTTCGTCACTATTATCTTCTTCATCTTCTATTAATTGTAAAGGAGATTCATTTTCTTTTACTTCTTCAGCTGGGATTTGAACTTTAATAACCTCGTTGGACTTCCATACTTGTTCTTCCACTTTAGGTATATCTCCGGTTTGTTTATCTTCAACCAGTTCTTTTGTTTCTCCGACTTGAATGGCATCTTCTTGTGTTTTTTTACTAAAATCAACTTTAGCGATACTTTGCTTTGATAAACCAATGTCTTTATAACTTGGCTTAGATTTTTGAATCTTAAAGTTTCCTTCTTGTTTTACTTCTTTGCTCTCGTCGACTTTTGGAGCTTCTGTTACTTTTCCTTCCATAATAAAATAATATAAAATTAATAATTCCCTAGCTAGGGCCGAACTGCTCTAAACCAAATCCATCTAAATTGTCATTACCTGTTGATTCGAAATTCTTAGGTAGTAAATCATTTTGTCTTTGATCTATCAATTCACTTTGTTGAGTACCTTGCATTTGTATTCTTTTGTCTTTGCGGTTCTCTATTAAAGACTCTTTATCTTGTTGAGCTTTCATATTGAGCTGTGCTAGCTGTATTTGATATTGAAACTCTTCTGCCATTAATTGCTTTTTAATCAAAGCCTCTTGTTCCATTCTTTGTATTTCGAATTGAGACTTAGCTTGTTCAATCTGCATTTCAGTTTGAGCTAAAGCTTGTCTTTTTTGAACCTCAGCTACAGCTGCTTTTTCAGCTGATTCAGCATTAGCTTGAGCTTGAGCTTGTATGTTTTGCATTTGAACAGCTTGCTCTTGTTCCGCTTTTTTCTTTTGTCTAGATTTTAAAAGTTCATTTGCAAGCTTAATGTTTTGTATTTGTCTAATGTCTATTGCATCAGCTAGACCTATACTTTTAGTTTGCAAAGCTATTTGTATGCTTTTCTCTAAATTAGCTTTTTCTTCTTCTTCTGGTTCTAATTCTAAAAATATACCAAAATCATGCATATGTAAATCTTCCATCTCAACTAAAGTAGCTGTATTGAAACTATTTATACTGCTCATTAAAGCTTGCTTTGTTAAAGGAAATTGCAGCATATCACTAGCTCTTAGGCTAATGTTTTCACATGTTCTTATGCTTAAGTACATTAGAGACTGCAGTATGTGTCTAGTTGCTGTGTTTGAATTGGCGGCGGCTAATTTCTGCAAACCTACTAAAGCGTTTTTATCTGGAGTACTTCCATCTCTAGCTTCGTTAAGACCAGTTACATCACGTATCATCTGTAAATAATACTGATACGTTTGTATCATAGCTTGTATTTTGGAAATACCAGAAGAACTTTGAAGTTCTTGAATAGGCACTTTACCTCTATTCATTTCGCCGTCTTGAGTAAGTGATCTACCTACTATAGTACCAGTCTGGAAATACATATTTAGTGCTTCTGCTGGGTTATAATTAGTTCCATTACCTAAATCTACTTCAGCTAATCCGTCTACATCTAAATAAACTCCATCTGGAACCATTCTCTGTAAAACTTGCTGTAGTTTTAAATGAGTTAACTGTATCATGTCAGCAAAACTTATAGTTCTACTAACTAAAGATTCTATACGACCTTGATACATTCTAGGTGCTGAGATACAATAATTCATGTTTACCTTAGTTGTATCACCTAAAGGCCTTGTCATGTTTTCAGCTAATTTCCACTCTAGCATAGTGTCACCCATACCTAGTATCTTAGCGCCAGTATATAAAACCTCAATAGATCTCGACACTCTTTCAAAATTATCACTAGGTGGTGGATTAAACGTATCTTCTTTTTCTAATGTCTTTTCTAAACCTTGTTCGGTTTTTTTAATTTTAAAAACTTGATCTTGATAGGTTTTATATTCAAAAAACAAAACTTGATGTAATTCTGGATCACTTTGAACCTGCCAATCGCTTCTCGCGTAATTTTGTCTACCTGGATATTTTTGTATTACTTCTAATTCACTATTAGTTAGAGCAGGATATAATCTTTTTATTTCTGATAATGATAAACTTTTAATTTCACCAACATAATAAATGTCTTCAAAATTAGGATCATCAGTAGCTGAATAAATTATATTAGCTGGATCAACGTAGTCTATTGTTATTCCTTCTGAAAGATTAAAGCTAGTTTTAACGGCTCCAATACCTAAAACTGTTAAATCGTAAGCTAATCTTTTTTTAGTTTCA